CGACTGGTTTGTTGCTCGCATCAACTCTAGTTATATCCCTTTCATCCCTGGTGTAGACGGCGTGTAACAATGTCATCATTTCAAATGGTTTTTCTTCGGCCATCTTCAGCATTTTTGCTGAGATCTTATCTGCGCCAAACCTTTGTATTACAGCTCTCAACGGCATTTTAAATTTACGATAAACTGTATCGACACGCCCTTTTTCATTTTCAGTCACATAACATTCAGAAATATGCCTGGTCGAAAAACCAAGCTGAAACTCATCATCCTCTTCAATAAATATAACACCAGTACCAGAAGTAATTAGATCATGGTAAAGCTCGTGTATTTGTTCATTGAAGTTTGACCTGGCAAAAGCGCCATACATAACACGCTCAACATCACCAAGCCACTCTCTAGCTTCGTCATTCATGTTAAGATCATCATTACGATACTGCAACGAAAACCATTTAGTTGACATATTTGTAAGCATACCATGTAAACTTGCAGCTAATAATTCAGCAGCAAGGCCAGCAGTGCCATCCATAATAAGTTCTGATCTTTTATCACCTGGTGATCTAACTTTGTTTATATCAGCTTTCCTGGGCGCAACATAATCAGCTACTTCTTGCCAGTGTGTTTCCCAGGTTGCCCTTTGGTTTTCTAAAGAGCCAAACCTTTTTATAAGTTCAGCAGCTAGTTTTTCAGACATATTAGCTTCCTAATAAAGTTTTTCTTTGTACTGGCGCAGATCCCAGGATGCCTTGGGATGAAGTGTTTATACCTCTTCCTCTACCCCTACTACTCATGGCGTAAAGCTTTGGCTCCAGTGATGCACCTCTAACAGCTGACCTTGGTGTAATTCTTCTGGAAGTTGTGTTAGACACACCTCTTACCGCTGTTCCTGGCCTACCGCTTCTTGTTCTGTTAACTGGCTGCTCATCGTTTTCATCGCCGCCACCTGGAGGATTAGGATCACCCTCTGGCGATCCAGTATAAGCAGTGCCGCCAAGTAAACCAGATCCCATTGTACCAACAACATTACCGCTTGATCCATAAACTGGACTAGCGCCACGCTGCAAGCTGGCTTGAGTTTGTTGTGCGCTAAGAGAATTTATAACTGACAAAGTACCAACGCCTGGCACAAGAGCATCTGTTAAATTGCTGCCAGTGATTGAACTATTAGCTCTACCAGATAAAGCTGTACTACCAGCAAAATCACCAAACCCAGAAGATAAACCAGCTTCTGACATAGCTGCTTGGCTTTCCGCATCAGTCATTCCAGCTATAGCGTTTTCTTCTTCCATCTGGTCTATTGTATCCTGGCCACCAGGATCGCTTGTTTCACCAGCCATCACTTATTACCCAGTAAAGTTTTATATTCTATAGGCGCTTCGGTTAACAAACCTTGTGATCCAGTTAAAATAGTGGATTGTCTGCTAACTCGATTAGCTCTTTTTCTTTTATTCTCTACTTCATCTACAGACGTTACTGCGCTATCTGGCACAACATCCATAGGTGGTGCTGGCGGCGGCGGCTCTACTGGCGGCGGCGCTGGCACTTTTGGACTAAGAAATCCCATTATACTGCTACTCCAAATGGATTATAGTTACTATCTGCTACTGCTTGCGGCGGTCTATCAAAACCTCGGTTTTCTTTTATCCCTACCGCAAAGTATCGCCAGGCATCAGCTGCATGGCTCGCCCAGTCATGTACTGGACTATTCCTAAATGTTCTTAATCTTTCGTTATAAGCTCGGTGATACTGGCGCAAAGCTTCCAGACCAGCCTTGCAATTTACCTGGTCAAACCAACAACGAGACAAAATAATTTGCGCAGCGTGTATGCCATCTTCAACTGGAAGCTTAGGTACCACCCTAAAATTAATTCCCAAATCGTAGGCGATCTCACGGCGGCTTTTACCAGAGCCAAGTTCTCTAACCTCAATATCGTGTGGCGCATTGTGATTTCCATAGAGATAGCTTTTAGATGTAAGTATCTTCGCATAGTGCGGTAATCCCTCATTGCGAGCTTCGTAAAAATCTATAACGTGAATTGCCCTACCAACATTCTGAGTAAACCAGATTGCTGTACTATCTCCTATACCAAGATCCCACCAGGTATCTACTTTGTGCGCCTGGTCATAGGGAACATTCCCTATGCGCCCACTTTCCTGGGCAGCCTGTAACTCTTTTCCATAAATCGCACCAGGTACATTCGCAACCCAGGAACATTCAAATTCTTGTTCATACTGATCCTCGGTCATCATCTGCTTGGCAGCTCTTAATTCCTCTTCATCAACTATCTCAGTTTCGCTGGCCTTGTAGACCTGGGTAAACCAATCATCACTGTTAACCGCAGATTCATACAAATCAAAAAAAGCGTTATGACCTCTAGGAGTTCCAATAAAGAACGCCCAGCCTTTTCTATCCGACAAAGCTGGCCGTAACACTTCTGGAAATAAACTTTCTGGCATATCAGCCATTTCATCCAGGACAGCTCCATCTAAATAAATACCACGAAGACTATCGTAATTTTCTGCACCAAGCAGCTGGATCCTGGAACCATTAGGTAAATCACATCTAAGTTCAGTTTCATGGAACCTAACCATAGGAACCTTGCCAGCGAACTGTTTTAAGTAATCCCATGCCACCGCTTTTGCCTGGCGGTATGTAGGCGCTATATAAGCGTACCTGGGATTGTTTTTGTCGTTTAGTATAGCATCCCTAAGTAAATGGTTTATGGCCATCACAGTCTTGCCAAATCGTCTGTGACAGACAACAACTCCCCAGCGGTGCTTAACCAGGGCGTTATGCAGTTTTGCCTGGAGCGGTCTAGGTGAATACGGAATCTCGATGTTCATGTCTCAGACACTCCTAATCTGGTATATATTAGATATAGCAAGCGGCGGCTTGCTTTGGGGTACCAGGGGTAGGCAAATTCTAAAAAAACCAGGCTTAATCTTTTAAAATAGCAGCCATATCGGTTAGATACCGCTAACTATTTGTAGATCCAGCAACGATTACAGAAGATCGAGAAACAAAATTCAAAATCAAATCCCTCGTGTGCGAGATTACTGCCAAACAATGCCTACAAAAATACGCAGATCCTAATTAATCTCCAGGTTTCCATTTGCCCAGGACAAAGTAACTTGTCCATTATTCTCAGCTGCTTTGTCTTCTGCTTTATCCCTAACACCTAAAGGCTGCATCTGCCTAATATGCTTATCCATATGATCTGCTTGCAGTCTTCTTCTTTGTACTTCTGCCATTGCCAGCTTAGGATCGTCTGGTAAAGCCATGTTAACCAGGTCAAGTATCTGATCCCTCATAACCTCGCATTGCAACGCTCTAGCCTTACGATACATCGAATGAGCTTCATCATTCTCCTGGACCCATCTCAGTACAGTTCGCCAGCTTGGTAAGCTCTTTGTGTTATTACATATCCTGGTCAAGCTTTCACCCTCAGCAATACGCTCACAAATCTTTTCCATCTGCGGTTTTGTAACTCTTATCTTAATAACTTTGCCCATCTCTTTGCCCAAATAAAAAGCCTGGCAAAGAGGTAAAAATTTGCCAGGCTCTCCAAGTCTTTTTTTATAGTTCTAGGTTTGCAGCTCCCATATATTTCGCAAATTACTGCAACCCATCGAAAGGAGGTAAACTTTGAAAAAGAATAACTTAGCGTTATCTGTTCTAAGCTTACCAAAAACTCTAATCTTTTTGATTCATTTAGTCAAGCAGCTTGATTTAAAAAAATTATTTTAAATTTATTTTACCATTACCCTTGACTTTTAACGTCAATATCCCCATATTAGTAATGGAGGTAAGAAAACATGACGACATTTGCTTTGACGGCTCACGATTGGGACCAAGCCAAAGGTCCTTGTTGTGGCGTTTTAGCTTGTGCCATTGCTGCTCAAAAGCCTTTCCTTGAAGCATGGGCCTGGTTCAAAAGCCACGGCGATAGTTGCTGGCGAAATACTTGGAGAGGTGCGACTTACACCCATGACTATTTTAAATGGTTCAATCATGCTGGCGTTAAATTCAGACACGTTTTGCCAGGCAGGATGACTTTGAGCAGCTTTGTCCACTACAAAGCTAAACCTAATATCCCCTACTTAGTTGTGACTACTGGCCATGCCCAGATAGTTTACAACGGCAAGGTTGTTGACCAAAGAGGTGTGTTTGACATCCAAAGATGCTGGGGAAGACTGAAATTTAT